ACCCGCCTTGCCGCCCCTTTTACCGCGTCCGAGTATGACCCGGCTACGGGTTTCGTCGCCCAATCCGCGACCTCGACCGACATCGCCGTTTCCCTCGACAATCTGACTTATGTCGATGTCGGTTTCACCGATCAGGAACAAAACGCCATCTCCGCCGAGATGCTCAAGCGAGTTTTCCTCGCCCCGCTGACCAACGCCGTTACCAAGTCGATTTTCGACTCCATCCTCCAGAATACGACCGCCGCCGCGTTTTCGACCGCCGCTTATACGGGTTCCAAGGCCGCGTTCGACCGTTCCAAGATTGCCGAAGTCGTTACCTCGATGACCGCCGCGAATCTCCCTTACGAGGAGCGTGCGGGCCTCATCTCCCCTGCCGCTTATGGTCAGCTCCTCAAGGACCCGACGATCTCGCAGTATCTCTCCATCGGTTCGACCGAGCCCGTCCGCGACGGTCGCATCGGTTCGATTCACGGCCTCGAGTTGTTCGAGTATAACGGTTTCCCGACGGGCGGTTCCGCCGGGGCCGAAGGTTTGAACGGTTTGGTTTCGTGCCGCGAAGGTTGGGTTATCGCTTGCCGCGTGACCTCTGCCCCCCTCACGGGCGGCGGCGTTCAGGAAACCATCGTGGAGCCGGATTCGCAGTTCTCCCTCGCTTTCCGTCAGTATTACAATTGGCAGGAAGGCAAGATGCATCTCAATATGTCGTTCGTCAACGGCATCGCCCGCGGCAACCCCAACGGCCTCCAGCGTATCGCCTTCACCTCCTAATCGGAGGCAAGGCATACAACCAAACGAACCCCCGGCGACGGGGGTTTTTTTGTGCCCGTTGAAAACCGACGAAATAAATAATCTTGACTCCCTGCCCGGTTCGAGTAGTATGTCGGAGTATGAATAACCCAAAAGATCAGTTCGACATTTACGCATCGGTCAAGCTCGCCCTCTCTAACGAGAGGTTATTGAGGACGACCCTCTCGGAGTTCATCGCCGAAAAACGCAAATGCGGTTACAAGGTTAACGAGTCGACGCGGGCCGCGTTCCGGCGGATTCCGGGTTGGCAAGTGATTAGAATCGCCAATGTGTTTAGTCCGACAACGACGGTCGATGAGATTGTCGCTAACCTCAAGCGAATGGACCGGGATATGACTCGCGGTTGGATTGACCCCTTGTCCTAATCGACAAGGCGATCCCCGTAACGGCCCCGGACCTCCGGGGCCTTTTTGTTGCCCGACCCTAGTCCTACCCCTCGCCCGATACCCGAACGGCCTTGGCGGGGCCTTGGCGGGGCCGCGGCGGGGCATCCCTAGGCGGTCGGGTCCGTCGGGTCGGGGACTTGTGGTTTGATTGCCGATCCCGGGCGGCGGGGATAAAGAAACTTTACAATGGGGTATTGACGAACGCCCCGGGGCCGTCCATCTTCTCCTTACCGACCAAACGCTCCCGATGATTACCCCAACCCAAAAGTTCACCGTCGAAACTTGGTTCGACCGTTCCTCCCGTAATTGGATTACCCAAATTAAGGACCTCGACGGCAACCAAGTCGGCGACGCTTTGTTTGCGGGTCGCCGCGACTCCGCAGTCGTCAACCATTCCGACGCGGTCGCCCTCGCCCTTGCCCTCGCCTAATATGCGTCCAATGCTCGCAACCAAGTTCGACGGGACCCTCCCGGCATCCTACGCCGTCGAACCCAAGCTCGATGGGGTCCGCGTCCTAATCTCGGTCAATGCGATGCGTCGGTCGGTTAAGTTCCGATCCCGGACGGGGAAGGAACTCAAGGCCCTCTCCCATCTCAAGGCGGAGGTCCTTGTGTTTGCCGCCGATACCCGCGGCGACATTATCCTCGATGCCGAGGCCGTATCGGGTTCCTTTTTCGAAACCGTCCCGGCCCTCCGCAAGTCGGCGACCGCCGCCGATGCGACGATTTGGGTTTTCGACCTCATCGGGTTTGGGACCTATGCCGCCCGTCGCGGCGACCTTGAACGCATCGCCCGCCCGACCTCCCGGGTCCGCCTTGTCCCCGTATCTTGGAACGCCCCCGTTGCCGATGCGTATTCGTCCGCCCTCGCCGACGGGTTCGAGGGAATCATCGTCAAGGACGCGGCCTCCGATTACGAGGCGGGCGAACGCTCGTCCGCTTGGGCCAAGCTCAAGCCCTCCGAAACTTACGACCTCCCCGTCGTCGGCATCGAGGAATCGGTTAACGCGGGCGAGGTCGGGGCAATCGTCGTCGACTTTAACGGGGTCAAGGTCCGGGTCGGGGCGGGGTTCAAGTCCAAGGGCGAACGGCGGGCGGTTTGGGGCCTCCGTTCGGCCCTCATCGGTCGGACCATCGAGGTCGCCGCCCAATCCGTTACCCCCGCGGGGTCCTTACGGCATCCCTCGTTCGTCCGTATCCGCGACGATAAGTAACACCCTAGGCGGGGCCTTAAACCCCTCTCCTTTGCCTTTAGAGGCCCTTTGACTCCCGCGGAGGGGTATGGGAGCAATCCAAGACGAATGGGCCGCGGACGCGGCGGCAATCCTCGGAGAGATTCCCAAGGCCGTTACCGTCCGTCGAACCGCCACCGGGTCGGCGACCTCGTTCGATGTCCTCCTCGGCCCGCCGATGGTCCAACAAGATATGGAAACGGGCGGGTTCCTTAACTCAACCTCGTTCGAGGTTAAGTTCCTCAAGGCCGATTGCCTCGCCCATCCCGGGGTCGTCGTATTCGGCAACCTTGTCGCATACAACGGGGCGGATTATCGCATCGTCGCCTTGAACGATCGTCCTCCGTCCGCTTGGGTTATCGCCCGCGTTCAATCCAAGGCGGGTCCGGCCTAATGGCATATGTCGAGGTCAGTAAAGGGGTATCAGTCGACTCCGAGGGGTTCCTTGCCCATCTAGAGGATTTTTGTAAGATTATGGGTCGCAATATGGGGGATGTCCTCCTCGACCAATCCGGCAAGTTTTGCCTCGATATGGTCAAGTATACTCGGCCCTTTACGGGCTCGTCGCCCGGGGACGGCAATACGACCAACGCCCAAAAGAAGGGCCGACTAAATATCAAAAACTCGGTTTATAAGATTTTTCGCCCGATCCAATTTGCGACCGTTAGTCAAATCGCCGACTTAAACGATTTCGGGGTTTTCAAGCTTTGGACCAAACGCAAGGGCGAGGCCCGGGCCGGGAAGATTGCCCGTTGGGTTAACTTTCAAAAGAAGTATCGCCGCGGCAATACTTACGGGTTCCTCCCCTCCGGGTCGGGCGGGACGATTGCGTCGTTCCATACCTCCGCCCGAACGGACGACGGTCACGGCCCGCTAAAATCGATGTATCGTCAAAAGGGGGCTCCTCCTATTTTCATCGTCGAAAAGGAAAACGAAATTAAGGCCCTTATCCGGGCCAAGGAGAAGGATGTCGGTAAACTAAAGTCCGCCTATTGGTTCGCCGCCCAACAAATCGGGTCCAAGGAACGGTTCCCCTCTTGGGTTCAAAACTCCGCCGGATCACGGACGGCGATTGGCATTAACCAAGTTAACGCTTTCAAAATGCCCTCCGTTACGGTCGGCAATACAATTGGCAAACGCGGGATGCGGGGGGCCTCCGAAAACTTTGTCCAAGTCGCCATTAATCATCGGGCCTATTCGATGCGGGTCCTAATGGCGAATAAACTTAACAAGGAGAAAACGACCGTTTGGGAAGCATACAAGCAAGGTCGCGGCCTCGCCTCTCATCGTTATTTCCGATAATTTTATGCCTACCCTATACGGAATCCGATCCATCGCCGAGCAATCGGTCCTCGCCGCGTTCCAAGCTCACGCCGCCTCCCTCCCCGGGGTCCAGCTTCACGCGGGGCAAACCGACGAGATTCGGTCCGTCCCCATTATCATCCTTCACGCCGAGGGAGCCCGGGCCCATCCCGACCTTGGCGGGACCCCATTGGGTAATTTCGAGATTACCTTTAAGGTTTATGTTTACTCGTCCGCCGACGATTCGACCCTCGCCGAACATCGGGCCCGGGTCGAGGCCGCCCAAGGGATTTTTGAGGATGTCGCGGCCCTCAAATCCTATTGGACGCAAGGAACTTTATACGCCGCTTGGGTTGTCTCCGAGGACGAGGGCGTATCCGATCGTCGATGGGGCAACCTAATGACTTACAACCTCGTCGCCGTATATCCTCCGGCATCTTGACTCCCGCGGAGGATTAAGAACTAACGACAATGGCCCTCCCTCAAACTTACGGCGTTGACCATACTTTCGGCCTCTATTCGACCAAGGATTTCGTCACCCTTCAGGCCGACGATTTCTCGACCAAGATTAATGTCGATGTTACCGTTACCGATGAAACGGGCCGCATCATTACCGACCGCGTTGACGATAAGCAAATCGATGTGACCTTGTCGGGCATCCTCTTGGCGGGCGGGACCCTCCCCGTCGTCGGCGACCAAATCACTTACAACGCCGTCGTTTATATCATTAAGTCGGTTGACGACAACGGAACCAATAACTCGTTCCGTAAGGTTACGGTTAAGGGCGTTAAGTATCAGGAAATCACCTAATCCCCTCCGGGGATTAACCCATCGATGGAAAAGCGATGGATCAAGGCGGCAACAATACTCCCGCCGACCATTAAGGTCGCGGGGATTCGCCTTTTACCGTTTTGCCTCCGGCATCGAATTGCATTGGAGGCCCTCGATTCCCCCGTCCTTGATACTACCAAGGCGGTCGGGCCGTCGGACCTCATCCTCGCCGTCCGGGTCCTATCGACTCACAACCTCGAGGACATTCGCCGCCCTTGGTCGATGGGGGAGCAATTCCGAATCGCCCTTTATAATCATTCCCCGGCCCGGTTCATCGCCGAGCTCCGTAAACTCGTTATTTATTTCGAGGCCCAATCCCTATGGCCCCGCCTTTGGCAAAAGGACGAAAAGCCCAAGTCGGTTTCGATTCCTTGGCAATTGACCGCAGTCGCCTCCCTCGTCCGTAACGGTTGCGATTTGGAGGCCGCTTGGACAATGCCCGAGGCCGAGGCGATTTGGTTGTATTTTGCCAATTGCAAAGCCGAGGGAGCATCGGTTGAAATCATTTCCGACGAGGAATGGTCGGCGATGGAACGGCATAAACTCGCCGAGGCCCAAAAGAAAACTCCCGACCTCGCCCCCGATAACACCCGAACAAACTAACCAATGTCCGACGATGTAAAAGTAAAGTTCGGCGGGGATTTCTCCAATGTGTCAAAGGGGGCGAATGATGCCGCGTCCCAAGCCGGGTCCGCGTTAGCCAAAAACATTACGGGACAGTTTTCGGCGATTGGGTCCTCGATTGCCGGGATGTTCGCAATTACCGCGGTCGCCTCTAAAGCTTGGGAAGGGTTCAAGGAGGGTATTGCCTATATGCACGAACTAAACCTTGCGATCACCCGGACGGGTCAGTCGTCGGGGGAGTTCCAGAAACTCGCTTACGCGGGCAAGGAGGCGGGCGTATCGATGGACATTGTTGGTCGCGGTTTGACCGAGGCGAACAAGTCCCTTGAACGAGCCAAGAAAGACCAACAATCTCGCAACCTATTTGCCTCCCTCGGGATGGACGCGGGGAAGCTTGAGGCCGGGACCTATACGGCGACCGAGGCCCTCCTTGTCCTCGCCGATCAATGGGACAAGTTCGGCAATATCCAAAAGACCCGGGCGGGGGCCGTCGCCTTGTTCGGCAAATATGGCGAGGGGATGATTCCTATTATTCAACAAGGCCGTTCGGCAATTGAGGAGCAAACCGCCTCCGTTCAATCCCAAACCCGGGCCGAAATCCTCGGGGCCGCGGCAATCGAGAAAAAGGTCGCCGCCCTCGAACGCTATACGAAACAAATCGAACGACTTGCCGCGGCAAATGTCGGGGTCCAAAAAGTCGGAATCGATTATGTGTCGGAATACGATGCCCTTAAGCAAATGAAACGCCGGGTCCCGGAGAAGTATGCCGAAAAATACGGCGACCAAACCCCGGCCCAAGTCGCGGCCCAAAAGATGTCGGCGGAGTATAAAGCTAAATACGGAATTAACCCGGAGGAGATGGCGATTATTATTGGTCAAGCCCTTGCTGGAACTGCGGGGGTCGATAAGGCCGCAAAAGAGGAGTTCGACCGACTTTCCAAGAAGTATGTCGAGGACCGTTCCGCCCGTCCGACCCGTCCGACCGAGGAACTTGCCGGGGCGTTGTCGGCCTCCTCGTTGCAAGCGATCGGGGCGGGCGATATTGCCTCCGTTCAAACGGGGACCTATAATTCCCAAATGCTCGACACAACCCGCGAGATTGCGGCGAATACCCGCCCCCGCGATACCTCTCACGCCGCCCCGCCCATCGCTACCGCGGGCCGATAACCAAACCTTATGCCATCAACCCGCAACGATTACGGCGATTCCCTGACTTCCCCGAAACGGCAACCAACGGGGACCGTCGAGCTTGACGCTTTCGGCCTTGCTCAAGCTCAATTGACATTTGCCGTCGACTCGTCCGAAACGAATCTCGCCTCCGCGATTTCGACTTTTACCGCGGGGGTTGATTACCCCGATAACCTAGGGTTTACGATGAAGTCGTATCGTTATAGGATCACATCGTCCAAAGCCGGGGTTGCGATGCTTACGGTCGATTATATGGGCATCCAACGGGCGGAGGGGTATACGGACCCGCATATCCAAGGGGTCGTTAATACCTCGGCCCAACCCATCGAAACGCATCCCAATTTTACCAAGATTACCGACCCAAGTATCTCGTCGAATGTCTTGGCGGGCGTTCCGTCCGACCCGAAAAACAAAGCGATTTTCGTCCCGCATACCGACCCGGATACCGGGGTCGTCCAAAACTTGTTTAAGGGGTTTGGCGTTTCGACAAGCTCGGCGACGGTAAACATCAAGGCCGGGGTTCGACAATATCTCCGCCCGATGACGACCGTCCGCGGAACTATTTATTTCAATTCATCTCAATCCGGCCTTGCCGAAAAACTCTCGGGGAATGTCGGAAAGTATCTCAAAACGGGCGACTCCCAATCGCTCCTTAAGCCTTGGTTGGTTTATGGGGTCATTTACGGGGAACGATGGATGGTCACGGCGGCGAACATCGAACCGATTGGGACCCCCGAAACCCTAACCGCCCCGTTTGTTAAGGTTACTTACGATCTTATGTATGGGGGCCTCCTCGGTTGGGATAAAGACATTTACGCCGAGGGGGATTCCATCTTCTAACGATGAACCATCTCCTCGGGTTTAACGGGAACGGCAATCAGTTCGCCGACCGTTTCGCTCCCGGCGGGGTCATCTCCGCGGGTCAGCTTAACGACGCTTTGTCGGGCATCTCGACGGGCCTTGTTATCCCGTATACGGGGCAGGGGGCTAATATCGCTTACGGTTCGGGCGGGACTCAAATCGTCGTTAATGACGATCCCCGCGAGGATGGTCGTCCTTTCCAATTCGAGGTCCGCATCCTCAAGGACGGGAGCGATTGGAAAGTCCAAATTGCAAACGGGTTTTGCGTATACCGCGACGGGTCTGCGGGGTATACTCCGGGCGGGTATACAACGGCCTTTACCCAATGTCTCGTTCGAGGGGTTGCGGTTTATCCGGCGGGCCAAAAAACGGTTGGCAATAATGCCTCCTCTCCTTGGACTGATAAAAACGGGTATGTAAAAATCACCCCCGGGGCTTAACCAATGCCAGCAATCAAAAACAACGGGACAACGACTTACACCCTCGGGGCGGGCGGGTCCGCGTCGACCCTCCGCCTAGGGGCGACCGGGACGACGACTTACACCCTCGGCGGGACGGGCCTTGTTAACGGGCATTATGTCCTCGGCGGCGTTACGACCTCTTACACCCTCGGCCCCGGCGATACCGCGACCCATTCTTATACTTTAGTCAACGGGTTGTCCTCCTATAACCTCAACCCCTCCGGGGCGGGGTCGACCTCTTACACCCTTAACCCCGCGGGGACATCGACGGGGGCAAACCTCCCAATGGGGCCGTCCTCGGGGACAACCTCTTACACCCTCGGGGCGGGATCATCCTCAAGCTCGACCGCAACCCTCGGGGTCGGTTCGACTCATTCTTATACCCTTTCGGGGCCGGGTTCCGTTTCGACGATTACGACGACCATTGGCGGGACGACCTCGACCGTAAACCTTGGCCCCGGCGACTCGGCGGCGGCGACAATTGCGTCCGACGCGGCGGCGGCGTTGGCGGAATCCTTGGACAAGGACCTTTTCCCTACCGGGGAGGAAACGACGACTTACAATCTCGGGACGGGCGGGACCTCGACCTCGACTTACGGGTCGAACCATTGGGGCGTTTTCCTCGTCCGCAATATCAACGGGACGGAATCGACCGCCCCGTTCCTTGCCGTAATGACTTTGGACGGCGACGCTTACGAGAAATCCCAACCCAATTTCGGGACCGGGTCGGATTTGCAAGTCGGTTGGTATACCGCTTATTCCCAAACGGTTGACATCATTACCCCGACGGGGACCGACTCGGTAACGGTCGCCTACCCCCCATTCTCAACAGCTTGGGCGGCGTTCAAATGTCAACGGGTCCTCATCGCTTGGATTGATTGGAACGGGACAAAAAACGGTTGGGATATTACCCAACGCACATTCGGAACGCTTACCCTCCCCGAATATTGGACCAACGGCGGAACCCTATACGGGGACCCTCCTCCGGCGATCGGCCCGTATCCTCCTTGGCCTTGGGACGGTTGGCCTTTGTTGACCGCCGAAAATAACAAATGGAACGGGCCTTGGAATCAGTCGGATAAGTTCCTTACCTCGGCGAATACCGAGGTTTACGGTCCTTACTAACCGGGTTTGACTCCCGCGGAGGGGTATGCCGTCGATTGTCCAATTTAAGCAAGGGACGAGTTTTGGGTTTACCGCGACTTATGTTCAGGACGGTCCGTCGGCCCCCGCCAACCTCGACGGGGTTACGGTCAAGGTGGCGTTCCGCGATGCCGGGTATAATTATTACCCCCTCCTCGTCGAAATTACCTCCTCGACGACCTTTTCCGTTACTTACCCTTATTCGACAATTGGTTGGGTTGTTGGGACCGGGTATTTTGATATCCAAATGACTTACGGAGAGGGGTCGGTTTTCTATACGGAAACGGTTGCCCTTAATGTCCTCCCCTCGATTACCGGGACCTCCCAAGTCACGAATCCCGCATGGGCCTAATTCTACAATTCCTCGAGTCGGCGACCCTGACCGCCTCGACCCCTTCCCCGGCGACCGTTACGGTCAATACGGGCCTACCCGGACCCAAGGGCGAACAAGGCGACGCGGCAACGATTGCGGTCGCATCGACGACGACCCTTGCACCGGGTTCCTCGGCGACCGTCGAGAATGTCGGGACGAGCTCCGCGGCCTCCCTTGCGTTTGGGATTCCTCGAGGGGATGTCGGGCAGACCGGGGCGACGGGTCAAAAGGGCGACAAGGGCGACACCGGGGCCGGGGTTGCGACGGGCGGGGTTACGAATCAAATCCTCGCCAAGACCTCGAACGCCGATTTTGCAACGGGATGGATCAACCCTCCCGACCTTACCCCTTACCTACTTTCGGCGACGGCGGCATCAACCTACCTCACGCAATCGAACGCGGCCTCAACCTATGCAACGCAAACGGCCCTTGCCTCGTATTTGACGACCGCCGTCGCCTCCTCGACTTACCAAACCCTCGCCGGGATGTCCTCGTATCTTACGACGGCGACCGCGGCCTCGACTTACGCTCCAATCGCCGCGGGCGTTCCGACGGGCGGTTCCGCCGGGATGATCTTAACGAAAAACTCGGGGACAAATTATGATGCGGTTTGGTCGACCCCCGCGTCGAGTTCGGTGTCTTGGGGCCAAATTACCGGGACCCTTTCGGCCCAAGGGGACCTCGATACGGCCCTCGGACTAAAGGCGACTCTTGCCTCCCCGACCTTTACGGGAACCCCCGCCGCCCCGACCGCGGCGACCTCGACGAATACGACTCAAATTGCGACGACTGCGTTCGTTAAGGCCCAAGCGTATGCGACCCTCGCCTCCCCGACTTTTACCGGGACCCCGGTTGCCCCGACCGCGGGGGTTGCGACAAATACGACCCAAATTGCGACGACGGCGTTTGTTAAGGGCCAAGCGTATGCGACTCTCGCCTCCCCGACCTTTACGGGCGACCCCAAGGCCCCAACCCCATCGACGGCGGATAACGATACCTCCATCGCAACAACGGCGTTCGTAAAGGCTCAAGCGTATGCCCCTCTCGCTTCCCCGACCTTTACGGGGACGGTTACGATTCCAGCGGGGGCCTCGATTTCGGGATACCTTACGACGGCAACGGCGGCGACGACTTACGCCCCGATCGCGGCGGGCGTTCCGACGGGCGGGACGACGGGGATGGTCCTAACGAAATCCTCGGGGACAAATTACGATGCGGGTTGGTCGACCCCGACCGTCGGAGATCGTTACTCGACGACCTCGACGACGAGCTTGACGATTTCCAACGGGTCCAAAACCCTTACCGTCGCCGCGGGCCTTTCCTATACCCCGACGCAAGATGTAACAATTGCATATTCGGCAACCCCGACGGCCCATCATATGCACGCCCAAGT